ATCATTTAGGGATGGCCCTGAAGGCCGCTTCGATTGCTTTTGGGTCAGCTGATGGAGAGACTTCAAAATGGCACCAAAGACCGCCGGCCGAGCCACCGTTGTCTTGAGCGTTCCATTCCTTGATGCCTTGCTTCCCGTCGTTAGCTCTAGAGCAGCGGAAACCTCGGCCCCAGGCTTTAGACGCGCCTTTGGCTTTGTAGTTGTACTGATGAGCCTCCTCGACACAGAGCTCGTCTGCGTGGTTCACGAGGAACATGAAGACGGTTTCTAAGACTTTGGGGTCCTGACTGCCGGTGTCGATGGCCCGTCCGCTTGCGTGGACGCTCATATATGGCTTCACGGCTTCGGCGTTCTTCGGGTTGGTGACATCTAGTTTCTGGATATTTGCGGGAGCTGACCGCATGACACGGACCACTAGCCCACCCATATAGGTCACGCCGAATCGTTTTGTTAGAAGCTCGGAGAGTTTCTTGGCTGCTGGATGTGTGGCGGTGCCAATGTGGTCGAAGCCGGTGTAGGGCCGCTTGGTGTTGGTCACTTTTTTCCACCGATTGCGGTGTCGAGTTCTTCTTTGGTGAGGACGCCGTCTTCGTAGTAGGCGCGTAGGACGCGCTCGAGGACTTGTGCTGCGGCCATGAATCCGGCCATGCCTGCGGCTTTGCCGAGGTCGACGCCGAGGATTGCGCCACCGGCGAGGGCGGAGAGTGCTGATGTGCCGAATACTGCCGCGATGCGGGCGATGACTGTGGTGGGTTTCATTCTGTGTCCTTGAGGATTAGTGCTAGGAGACATTGTATTAGAACGGCGGCCCCTGAGATGAGTAAGGCTTGGGATTGTACGACGCCGGACATGGATACGAGTGCGATTCCTGTCCCTGCCCATGTCCAGACATTGTCTCGGATGAATCTCACTATTTGAACTTTCGTGTCGGGCTCGGTAGTGCGACGAGTATGCCTGCGGTGATGATAATGATACGCCTTGAGGACACGGGGACGCGAGAGCCGACGGGGACATAGGTGTCGACTGCTCCGCCGAACACATTTATCGCCTCCTCGAAGGCTTTTTTGACGCTGGTTGTGGCGTTGAGGAGTGCGTTGACGATTTCTTCGCCTTCGGATGGTGTGAGTTCTGATTCGGTGATGGCTTCAAAGATTGTCGCTGCGGTGTCTGCGCTGATGTTCTCCAGGATTGCTGGCGATGTGGCGAGGAGTTGCGCTTCGGAGTTGTTGACGCCTGACGAGATGATGTCTGCGACTTTGGCTTGAATCTGTGCCGGCGGTAGTGCCGCGACTTCTGTAATGAGGGCCAGAACTTGCGGGTCGATGGTTTCCGTTTTCCTGGCGGTGGCCTGAGGTATTGTTGTCGTCGATGTGGTTTCTGGATTGGTCAGCGTTGATGTTGTGGTCGGTGTTGTGCTGGATGTGCTGGAAGTACTGGAAGGCGGGACAGTAGTGCTCGATATTGTGCTCGTTGTCTGCTGGACGGTTGTCGTGGCCGCTATTGGTGCGGCCGTTGTGCTTGTGGTGCTTGTCTGAGGCGTCTCGGTTGTAGTCGTTGTCTTAGCGACTGTTGTCGTTGTCTTGGGGACTGTAGTCGTGCTCGAGGTCGTTGTCGATGAGCTGGTCGTGGAGGTTGAGGTTGTCGAAGTTGATGTGGTTGAGGTTGTGGTGGTCGCCACGGGGGCGACTGTCGTGGATGTGGTGGTCGTGCTGGTGGTTGATGTCGTTGTGGTCGAGGTGGAGGTCGTCGAAGTTGTGGCGACGGCTTGACTCGTGAACGCTTCGTCGGGGACTATTGACCATCCTTCGTCGTTGATGTTCCAGGCCAACATGAAGCAAGTCCCTCCGCCATTCTCATAGAACCATGCGTCGAGCGGAACTGACTCTGCCTCAAGGTTGAGATAGCCGGATTCGGTTGCTGAGCATCCTTTGTCGTCCCAGGTGCCGAACTCGTCTAGGCCGATTTTGATTGTTCCGCCGTCGTCAGCTGCTAGCCAGAATTGAATCGTGTTGTGGGCGGGGATTGTGATGAAGCCCTCATAGTGGACCATGAAGCCATCGTCGGGGCATTGTTGGAAGGGTTCGCCGTCGTAGGAGCGGTTGATGTTGTTTTCGGTTTCGGTTCCGCAAGTGGGATAGGCCGTGTCGGATTTGACCGGTGGTATTTCGTCAATGATGTAGCCGGTGGCTTTGAGTCCGGAGGTCGACGCCTGGGCGGGATGTGCTGCGGTGAGGGCAAAGATGACTCCTACTAGGGGTAGGAGTCGGCGAATCATTCTTCTTCGAAGTCCTCTATTGCTGGAGCATTAGCGATGCTGACAAGGTATTGCGTATGTTCTTCTTCGGTCATTTCGCGGACTTCGTCGTCTATTTGAATGTTTGGTCGTGCCATGGTCTATGCCTTTCTGTATCCGTACACAAAGATAGTTCCGCCGGTAAATGCTGCGCCGGCGGTGATTGTGAAGCCTGTAAATGAGGACGCCACATTGTGGAATCCGCCGCCGGTGTATGCGGCCCCTGCCGCTCTAATGTCAAAGCGTCCGCTCACTTGCATTCCGGTTTTGAGTGCGATAAATGGTTGATAGAGGGTGAGGTCGAGAGAGTTTCCGTCTGCGGTCACAATGCCTGCGAAACTCCATGAGCCATTATTGGCTTCCGCGATTGCCGAACCTGCGCCGGTGTAGGAGGTGCCAGTTACGGCGGCATAGTAACCGGTCGCGCTTCCGTTGAAGGCGAATGTCAATGATGCGGCACTAGCGGCGGTGCCAGATGCATAGATGACTCGATAGTTGTCATAGGTGCTTGAGAAGGCATCGGTCACGCTCACACTTGTCACGCCGGAGCCGACGGTCTGTTGTTTGACATATACGAGTCCGGAGTTGGTGAGGTAAGTATTTACATCCCCACTAGTAAGGACTTCGGATGTGAAGGTTTTGATTGCCATGTTTTCTCCTGTGGATTATGAGTAGACGATTACATCGTCGCCGTTGATGTAGGACGAATCGAGTGTGAAGTAGGCCGCGTATCTTTGTGAACCTGTAATCCTAGTGGTCCATTGCCCAGGGGTGATGGTGTGTTCTATTTGTTGGATGAGTTGGTCTTGTGTGAGTGCGGAGCCGATTTTCTGAGGGATGCTGACCGTGATTCGGTCCATGAGGTCTAGGCCGAGGATGGTTGTCCAGTTGGCCGTCGTGGCTTCTGGGTTGACAACTATTGGGTCGATAACGACATGAGGCAGCTGTCCAATACCTGCTACTAGGTTTGAGAGGGTTGTGGCGTCGGTAACGGTTGAAAGTTGCGTCGATAAGTCCATGGATGCGGTTCCGTATGCCGCTATGGATGTGGTTTTGGAGGCGTTGATTTGGGTGTGTCCGGCAAGACTTGTAGTTACTTTGTTTCGGACATTGTCGGCATCTAAGCGATACCGGACTTCGGTTTCTATGCCTATTCCTCCGGTGCCGAAAGTGGCTTGGGAAGTTTTTGAGCGGCCGACGGTGAACGCGTAGCGTCCGGTCATTGTGAGGATGCCTGAGCGGCTGACATAGAGCTCTCCGCCTTCTGAGTCGGAAAGGAGCTGGAGTTCGTTGTTGAGTTCTGCGCCTTCGCCGGTGATTGCTGAGACGGTGCCAACGGTGCTTCCGCTTACTGAGTAGAGAGCCGATGGATACGACGATTGTGCCATGAGGCGGGTGAATCTGGCGGCGGTTGTTTCGGTGATTCGGTCGGTTGATAGTTGGTAGATGGTGTTGAACTGTGTTCCGCCAACTGCGGAGCTTCCGCTTTGCTGCCAGACGCAATAGTGTTGTCTTAGGCCCGAGTCAATTTGTGCTATATCTGCGTGAGAAGTAGCGAAGGGTACTGGTGCTGGATAGGTAAGTGTGAGAGCTCTACCGTCTAACCAGGATTCCGTGACTGTGCCGGATGAGTTGACATTCCATGCTAAGTGATGTGGTTGGGCTACATCGACGGGTAGGGCGGCTTCCGCGTAAAAGACAGTCGTGTCATTGAGAGCGAAATACATGAATTTAGAAAGTGACTTCACATAATAGGCATAGGTTCTCCATCCAACATCGACGAATAATAACTGTTCTACATCTCTGAGATTGGCTTGTTTGTACCATCCGCATACAGATACAAAGTTGGTCGCTGCGGTTTTTTTGCCTGTTTCGGCTTGGAGTGTGCCGTTGTAGTTACCAAGGGCGCAAGAGATTTGAGGTAGTCCTTCGGCTAATGATTCGCCGTTTTGTACTAGGAGGTCTGTGCGTCCGGAAAGGTTTGTAGCTGATGGTCCGTTACTGCTTCCGTAATCTTTGAGGGCTGCGCTGTTGGGTTGGGTGCCGTCGATTGGGTCGTCGCATGGGAAGTAGTGGTACGGGTTGAGGCTGCGGATGTAGTTGTCGGCCCACGAGTAGGGGAGGTTTTCGTTGGCTAATAGTCCAAGGGCGTCGAAACAGTCGAGGGAGACGGTTGAGTCGAATCCGGCTTCGGTGATTTCTATTGGCCATCCTGAGACATATCCGCGGAAGATGATGTAGTCGACGGAGGCGTTGGTGCCGGTGATTCTGATTTGGCGTCTGGGTAGGAGTTTTCCGTAGTAGGTGCCGGCGGTGTATGTGGGGTCGAAGATGCGTGTCCGGTTGTCTAGGAGGACTGTTGCGGTGCCTGTGTCGAAGTTTTGCCAGTCGTCATTACGGCCGCGGCGAGTACTTACTTCACGGACATAGGTCGT